ACGTAAACAATATCAAGATGCAATTCTTCAATCTATAGATACAGCATATCAAAATCAAAGTGCAGCACTTGACCTTAATTATGATGATACTAAAAGAAAAGATAGTGAATATTATGATTCAGCAAGAACAGCTTTAGATGAATATCAAGCAAAATTAAAAGCTGCAAATGATGCAGGTTCTATTGATGATGCAGAGTTTACCAAGAGAAAAAATGCAAACTTAAAAGCAAGAAAAGAATTAGATAAAGCGGAAGGTCAATCTAAAATTGAAACAACAGCAGCAATCGGTAATGCATTGGGTCAATTATCCCAATTAGTAGGACAAGATACAGTTGCAGGTAAAGCATTTGCTATTGCAAAAGCAACAATTGATACATACCAATCAGCAGTTGCAGCATACAAATCATTAGCAGGTATTCCTGTTATTGGACCAGCTTTAGGTGCTATTGCTGCTGCATCAGCAGTAGCTACAGGTATTGCAACAGTTAAAAAGATTGTTGCTGTTCAAGTTCCAAATGCACCAGGAGGTTCAGCAGGTGGACAATTACAATCCACACCTGGTGATACAGGTGTTAGACCAACGATAAATGCAACAGCAACCCCTGTTAATAAAGCATCAGGTGGTATTGTTAGAGGACCTGGTGGTGAAACAAGTGATTCCATACCAGCATATTTAAGTGATGGGGAGTTTGTGGTTAATGCTCGTTCAACAAGAATGTTCCAACCATTATTAAACTCAATCAATACTGCATCTAGCATGCCAGGATTTGCATCAGGAGGATTAGCAACCAAAACAGTTAAACGTGATGATTCAGGAACAGAAAGATTAGCACAGGTTATTAGTGATACATTTAATAATCAACCAATTAGAACATATGTTACTGCAACTGATATATCTAACCAACAACAATTTGATAGAGTAGCAAAAACCCGTTCACTTATCTAAAAATTGGTATAAATTACAATTAGTTATATTTATTAGTAATGGCAACAACAAAAATTGTAGAATTATTTATTGATGATGATTATGAAGAAGCTGGTATTGAAGCAATTAGTTTAGTTTCAAGACCTGCACATGATGAAGGTTGGTTGGCATTCAACTCACAAAAAAAAGTTGAATTAAACGAAGAACCTGAACAAATGTCACCTTATACAATTGTAAGTGATGATTTTTGCCAAAATAATCCAAAATTACAAACATTAGGAGAACCATATTCACAGCTTATCAACGAAGGTTGGCAAGTTGTTAAGGTTGAGAAAATAACCCCACAAATGGTCCAAAAAATGAACCAACAAAGGTTTAGTGACCCTAATGGTGAAAGTGAATTGGATACAGAAGATTTTCGTGTAAGATTTAAGTATGTTGGTCCAAAAGACGATAGAAACAGACAATTTTGTGCTGATATGATGTCAGCAAACAGAGTTTATAGATTTGAGGATATTGACGATTTAACGGATAGTGTAGCAAATCCTGAATTCGGTTTTTACAATATATTCATGTGGAGAGGTTCTTTTAACTGCAGACACAGCTGGGTTAAATTATTATACAAGCCTGATGGAAGCATTAGAAACACAGCAACATCTGTTAAAGGATTAGTGGATATTGAGCCACAAGGTGCAGGAATACAACCTGACACAAGAAATGATGCAACAGCTAGAGTTGGTTCAACAGGAGTATTAGCAAATGGAAAACCAGCAACAGCAACACAAATATCAAGAGATAGAAATCCAAGAATTGGAGATAGAATATTTACAAAAGAAGGATGGAAGGAACCATCTAAAATGGTATTTGGATTTGATGATGAAAAAAAGATAGTGGTTGGAGCTGCAATGGTTCCAAACAGAATGATACATAGATACGATGATTTGGGTAATTTATATTACGTATTCTTTTCCAAAGAAAGTATCAAAAAAATGAGTGATAAGTTCCTCAAAGAAAGAAGAACAGATGAAACAAATATTGAACACGATGGATTAAAGTTAGGTGCTGAAAAAGTGTTTATTACGGAGTCATGGGTTAGTGAAGACCCAGTAATGGATAAGTCACATTTTTACGGATTTGATTTACCATCTGGGACTTGGTTTGTAGCAATGAAGGTGAACGACCCGAAGATATGGAAAATGATTAAAGAAAAAAACTTAACAGGGTTTTCAGTAGAAGGGTTATTCGCTGAAAAATCTATATTCTCAAAAGAGGATAAACAAATAAACCAAATAACTAAAATCTTAAAATCAATTCAAGATTATGAATAGTAAAGAAGCAATTGGCAAGATTATGAAGATATTAAATATTTCAACAGAAAAGTTTTACGATGGTAAAACAGAACAAGGCATCTCCGTTAAAATGGAAGGTGATACTCTTGAAATAGGAAAAACTTTATATGTTGCTACTGACGAAGGTATGATTCCCGCACCCGCAGGAACACACAAAATGGAAGATGGTGCTGAAGTAGAGGTTGATGAAGACGGAAAAGTTGCAAAAATCAAAATGGGGGATATGGAAAATGAACCTACTGATGATGCAAAAAAAGAAGCTGAACAACAAAAAACTACAGAAAACAAACCAACTGAAATGGCTGAATCACAAGAACCAGAAAAACCAGAAATGGAAGATGGGGATATTGAATTAGCTGATGGTAGTGTTTTTAGAATCGGTGGTGAATCACCTGAAACAGGAACTAGAATTAAGAAAGTTGGCTATGATGGAACATTGTCTGCAATTGCAGATGGTGCTTATGAAACTAAAGACGGTATGGTAATGCAAATCGTAGGTGGTGAAATTAAGGGTATTCAATCAAAGGCAGCTGAAGCAGCTAGAGGCGGAATGTTTACTGAAGCAAAAACCGATAAAGGTGTTATGTTAGAATCCCCGACATTTGATGTTGGAGAAAAAATTGATGTTGTTGATGGTGACAAAAAGGAACCAGCACCAGATGGTGAACATCAAGTAATTTTAACAGATGCAAAAGGTAATAAAGTAAAAATCCGTGTTATGGTTCACAAAGGCGAAATAGTTGAAAGAGAAGATGTTGAAGAAGCACAACCAGAAAGTGAAAAAGAAATAGGTGATGAATCTATGGATGCATTTATGGAAGTATTCTCAACAGCTATGAAACAATTAAACGCAAAAATTGATGATTTAGCTACAAAGCAATCAGCAATGGAATTAAAGTTCAAGAAGTTCAGTAATGAACCAGCAGGAACTAGAATTATTAAAAATCAAATAAACCCTAATATTTTTGAGGACCAAAAACCATCAAAGTTTGAGGGCTTCAAGAAATTAAGAGAAACTCTTTCTCATAACTAAACAAACAAAAACTAAAAATAACAATTTAATATGAAAAAAAATCTTTCTAAATTGAATTTCAGTTACGATTTAGCAGGTCTAAACACGTATGTTGATGCATTAAACAGCGACATTATCAGTGAAGCCGTGCTTTCTCCAGTTACTATGGAGTATTGTAACGTAATCCCAGGAATCAAAGGGACACAAAACGTGAACTTATTAAGCGAAACTTTATCGGTTCAGACAGGAACAACTTGTGGTTGGAGCAACGCAGGTGACGTAACATTTACAACTGCTGCATTATCTGTAGCTGCATTAAAGGTGAACCAATCGTTGTGTTTACAACAGCTGAATACCCTGTGGCTCGGGCAATATCTGAACGCTGGGTCCTACAATGAAACTGCACCGTTCGAGGCTGCTATTGTAGATTTACAAACTAAACAAATCAAAAGATACAACGAAGACCTTATCTGGAATGCATCGTCTGCTACTACAGCATTTAGTGGTTTTATTGAATTATTAAATAACACATCAGGTGTTGTTCAATTAACTGGTGCAACTGCATTATGTTCTGTAACAGGTTCAACTGCACAAGACAAGGCAAATAACGTATTAGCTCAAATAGATAATATTATTCAAGTTATAGACAGAAATATTTACGACAGAGATGACATCGTAATTTTCATGTCGCAAACCCAGTTCAAGTGCTACTTGACAGCGGTTCGTAACGTAAATAATTTTTACATTGATTCAAGTGAAAATAAATTAGGTTCAGTTTACTCAATCTACCATCCACAAACTAACTACAAAGTTGTAGGAGTTCCTGGATTAAACGGTTCTAACTTAATCGCTGCAGGTCCTAGTCAATATTTCTTAATTGGAACGGATTTGACTTCAGATGAGGATTCTTTCAGAGCTTGGTGGTCACAGGACTTTCAAGAAGTGAGAATCATGGCTGCTTGGAGGTTGGGGACACAAATTGCTTTCCCACAATTTTTCGTAACTAACGGATTGTAATAACAATATTGGTCGGGGGAGAAATCCCCCACCTTTTAACAAATAAACTAATTTAATAAATCATATTCAATATGTCATGTAATTTAACAAGCGGTATACCTTTGAGTTGCAGGGACAATGTCGGTGGAGTCCAAAATATTTGGATTACAGATTTCACAAACATTGATTCAATAACAAAATCAACAGGTGATACTATTACACAAATCTCTGGTTCAGGAACTTATTATGAGTTTCAACTAATCAGAACGTCGTCTCAATTCACTGAAACTGTGAATGCTTCATTGGAAAATGGGACAGTGTTCTATACCCAGGAATTAGTAACGTATTTCGCAAAACTTGACCAAACAAAGAGAAACATCTTAAAAACTTTAGCTCAATCACCAAGATTAAGCGTAGTAATGCAAGACAACAACGGTAATTATTTCCTATTAGGAGAAATCTACGGTATGTTTATTTCAGCGGGCACGTCGGTTACAGGAAAAGCGTTAGGAGACCAAGCGGGGTATAACCTTACTTTCCAAGCTTTAGAGCAATCTCCAATGAACGAATTGGCGGGCTCTTTAACAAGTGTTGCAACAGGTATAACTGTAGAAATACTTTAATAAAACAAATTAAAAACATAAGGGGTGAAATATCCCCTTGTGTTTTATTTTTATTATCATGCTATTAGTAAAAACAGGTCAAACAAATTATTTGGTTGTTACGGTTTCACAAAATGCAACAATACCAAACCCAGAGTGGTTATTTAGTTTTACACATATATTCTCAAAAGACCAAGTTAGATTTATTCCAACTGATATATCTGTGCATAAAAACAGGTATGACGAATTTGTATTTGTTGAAGGAACATCACCAGGACAAATTAAGTTTCCATTTGAGGGGTTGTATACTTATGGAGTTTACGAACAACCACAAGGTTCAGGTAATCTAAACCCAGCATTATCTATGGGTTTAATTGAAGCAGGACAAGCTATGATAATTGCGCCAACAGGAAACACTACAAATGATAGTTATGTTTCTTACATTTCTAATGACGAGTTTAACTCCAATTATATTTTCATTAGTGATAATGAATAAAAACTTATATTTATTAGTATGGATGAAGTAAAAAAAGATGATTTTATCAAGGTTTTTGAGTTTGCTACTGCAAGAGTTCCCATAATAGAGGAAAATCTTGGAATCAACACAAGAACACCTTGGGTTTTCTATGGTATTGCTAATTTAGCACCCCAAGAATTGATTAGATTATACAATGCAGCACCTACCCACAGAGCAGCAATTATGTCTAAATGGTATGGAGTTAGAGGAGAAGATATATCGTTGAAGGACGGGGATAATAATAGGTTGTTAATGTGTAATTCTATGGGTGATTCCATTTATGATATTTGGAATAAAGCCACATTAGATTTTATCCTTTATGGGTCATTTAGCGTGAATATAGTTTGGAAACGTGATAGAGATTTAGGATTTGAGATTTATTATACTGACTTATCAAAATTAAGAGCAGAAAAAGCCGATGGTAATGATAGAACCAACCATTATTATTATTCTAATGATTGGGCTTTTTATCGTAAACCACAATTCATACCAAGAAAATTACCTGCATTTGACCCAAATGGTGAAGACCCAAGTCAAATATATTATTACAGAACACATAGTCCATCTGCGGATTATTACGGATTCCCGACATATTGGGGTGCAGCTACAGCAATAAGCACGGAAATGGAAGTGTATAACTGGTGGCACTCTAACATTATCAACGGACTAAATCCATCACTTTTTGTTTCACTGAATTCAGGAGTCCCAGCACCCGAGGAACGTCAGCAAATCTACGAAGCAATGCAAAATAAGTTTGGTTCAAGTAATAACCCAGGAAAATTATTTTTAACCTTCGCAGAATCCAAGGAACAAGCACCAGAGGTTACAACAATTTCTCCAAATGGTTCAGACAAAATGTGGATTGAAATGAATAATGCAGTCCAACAAGCGATTCTAACAGCTCACCAAATTAGTTCACCTGAACTCCTTGGTATACAAACACCTGGTGCTTTAGGAAATAGCGACCATCTTGAAGCTCAGGACCATTTTCAACACCTTGTTGTAAAACCTATTCAACAAGAAATTATTAAAGTGTTTAATAAGATATTAACATTAAGGGATAAAAAACCTACTGATATTCAAGTTAAACAATTCCAAATGGTTACAATTCCTGATGAAAAACCTATTGAAACTGTGGATGTAAATAAAGATGTTGTTGATACAACAAACGAAAATATACAATAATATGTCAGCACTAATTCCTCAAAATGTTCTTTTAATCAGTGAAAACAAACTGAAAAACTTTACGGATATTGACTTAAACGTGTCAACTTCGGTTTTGCTTCCGTTTATTTCTGTGGTTCAGCAGACCAAATTGGAATATATTATAGGTGGAAGATATTACCAAGAATTATTATTACAAGTTTCAGGTAATACTTTAACAACCACTAACGAACAATTCATAAATTACTTTGCAGCACCAATGCTTATCTGGGCTGCTTACGCGGAATGTTTACCGTCTGTTTGGGGTAGGGTTAAGAACAACGGAATTGTTAATGGAGCAGAGCAAACAATCAAATTGGACGAAATGCAATGGTTCCAAAAGAAAGCCGACGATAGAGCACAATTTTTTGAGCAGAGATTGATTGAACAAATCATTTGGAATTCCAATTTATATCCATCTGTATTCAATATTAGCACTAAAAATGGATTATTTCCACACCTTGGTAAAAACTACTTTAGTGGAGTCCACTTAACAAACGGAAAATATAACCCAGCAGATGTTGCGGTTGGTTTATCCCGTGCAGGAGTGGGATTTTACAGTGGTCCTGAATATTGGTGTATGTGGGGTGGTTGTTAAATATAGATAAATGAACGAAACGGTATTATTATTTTTATCAAATGCAATTACTGGTGTTGCAGCATGGTTTGTTGGTAAAAGAAAACAACAGGCTGAAACTGACAACCAAGTTTTACGCAATCTTGAATTAGCTGTTTCATTATACAAAAGTATAATTGATGACTTAAAACAAGAAATCCATGACTTGAATATAAAAATACAAGATTTGGAAAAAAAGGTTGACGATTTGCATGCTGAAAACAGAAAATTAAAATCAAAAAAAAATAGTTTATAGTGAAAGAAGAAATCATTTTACATTTAGTCCACTGTCAATCACAGATAAGATTTAATCATTGGCAAACAATGGGTGATGCTAGACATAGAGCATTAGGAGAATTATACGGATTATTAGATGAAGCTATTGATGATTTTGTTGAAACTATGTTAGGTAAATATGGTAGACCTGAATTCCAACCAACCTTCTCAATTGAGTTTGATAATCCAAAAACATTAGTTATTGAAGGTTATTTAGAACAATTCAAGGAGTTTTTATTTTCATTAACACAAACACTAGACCCAGTAAAGGATACGGACTTATTAAACAAGCGTGATGAAATCCTTGGAGATGTAAATCATACATTATATTTATTAACATTAAAGTTTTAGTCAATGCCAATTCCAAAACCATCATCAGGAGAACCAACGGACAAGTTTTTAAGTCGCTGTATGAAAGCAATTAGTGGTGAATACGCACATGAACAAGCATATGCGATATGCAAGAACCAACTAAGCAAAGAACAAATGAAAAAAACAGAAGAGGTATTTGTATTAACACCAAAAAAAGCAGAAAATAGAGGAACTTATTTATCAAGATGTTCAGCACACCCAAAAATGCGTGAACAATATCCTTCAATGAAGGAACGAATGTCCCAATGCTTACACAGTTTTAATAGTTATTACAAATATTGGAGCAGATTAGAAGAGTTTGGTGAAGATTCCAAAGAAGCAAAGTTTGAGGGTTGTATGTCAGGATATAAAGCACAAGGAAAAGATTACAAAGATGCATATACAATGTGTATGCAAGATTTAATTGTTGAACCAGTTGCAATGGAAAATATGGAATCAAATATTGAAGCATGTGCCAAGAAAAGAATGGAAGCTGAAGGTATTACACATGAACAAGCAATTAAAGAATGTTCAGCATCAGTTGTTGTTCAACCATCAGGTGGAACCAACCCATCAGTTGCCCCACAAGGAGCACCAGCATCTGTTTCTATGGCAGATTTACCTTGGGACGATTGTATGGAAAAAATGTTAAAGGAATATGATGGTGATGAGGAAGTAGCAAAAAAGGTATGTGGAGCAATTAGAGCCAGGGGTTAAAAAAAAATATTTATCAATTGTTGAGTAAATTACCAAGTTTGCTATATTTGTATGTAGAGGCTGGGTTTATTTTAATTATTTAATCCCATTTTATCTGTTGTTTATTTCCCAGCCTCTCTTGCATATTTATTTTTTTGGGGGTAATGTTTATTCATTATCCCCTTCTTTTTGCTCTTCAGTATCCACAATAGGTTCAATCCTAATTGTTTCAGGTGGGTTAGGATTTAATAATGCTTGATTGATTTTTTCCATTAACCTATCAATTTTCTTTTTCATTTCTAATTCTTGTTCTGTCATATTGTTAATCTTTAATAATATTATCATCAGGATTATTTCTAACTCCACGGTATAAATCCCAATCACCGCATTCAATCATAACCTTCTTTAGGGTTGCTCTGTATTGTTTACCTGCTTCACTTAATAGAAACTTATGTTCCTCATAATATCTTTCACCAGCATTAAGTATAACAGCAATAGTATCTATTGTAGCACCTGCTCTATCAAAATTATCATCAATAGAATTAAGAACCTCATATATTTGTTCCTGTAATTGTTCCAATCTTTTTATTTGTAATTCAGTCATTTTTGTATTTTTGAGTATTTATTATTATAGTAAATATAGGAGTTATACCC